ATTCTTTGTCGGACATAGCCTTGATGGCCTTTTCTGGCAAATATCGCTCGCCTGTGGCCTTGGACCCTTGCGTGCTTGGCTTGCCAGACTTGGTGCGCCATTTCTGCTTCGTCCACTTCTTCAGGGACTTTTGCGACTTCTTGAGAGCCATTAGTCCCTGTATCCTCCCCCAGCTTTTTTGTACTCAGAAGCCAGCATTTGCGCCTTCCGTGCTGACCATTGGCCCGGCTTTCCACCCTTTCCGCCAGCTTTTATGCGCTCAAAAATTCTTTTTCGAAGCGTTGGCTTGGTGTAATTGCCCGCTTCATTGACCCGAGATTTTGCCTTTTTCTTCGGCTTCGCTTTTGCTTTTGCCTTTGGCATCAGGGCCCTCCGCCGCCGCGCACCGCTCCAAGCAACGCATTAATTCGGTCAGATATTGCGCCTGATCCCGCAATAGGCGCAGTATCGCTAACAGCCCCTTGTGCTGTCGCCCCTTGACCCATCATCTGGGCTATCCTGTCTCTCAGGCTGGCTATGTCAATACTTCCGCCAAACGGCAGGGAAATTGAAGACATATCTGGATTGTTAGCCAGAAACTCGTCCAGCCTCGCTCGTATCATGGCAGGGTCCATCTGCGGCTGTTGCTGTGCTGGCTGTGCCATCTGCTGTTGCCGCTGGCGAATGATTTCCCTGATTCTGTCAATTTGACTTTGGTCAATATTAAATCCGAATGGGGAGCCGCCCATAAAAGGGTTCGGCATTGGCGCAGAGCCGCCCCCGCCTCCTTGGACAGTCCCCATCAGGTTGCTGAACTGAGCCTGTGGATTGGGCGCGGATTGGCCAGAATAATTTGCCGCCAACGCTTTAGCGCGCTCAATAATGCTTGGGTCGGCACCCATGCCTCCAAGAGACCCGCCAAGATTCGCAGGAGCGCCAACATTGACGCCCCCCGAAAACGGGCCGGGGCCACTCGAAGGCGGTATCTGCCCAAGACGGCCCGTTGTGTCAATCGGGCCGGGCATCTGTCTCGGAATGTATGGATTTCTAGGGCCGGGCGGTTGATTGGGGTACAAAAGTTGCATACCCGGCGGGTTTGGCGGGTTTACCCTATTCATCAACTCTCGCATAATCGTCATAATTTAATCCTCTTACCAAGCCTTGCACGACCAGTATCTGGCCGAAAATTTGTCTTTTGCGGTATCGCATGAGTGTCTGGCCCTAAAATTCTTGCGCCTGCCCGGCTGTGCTTTTTTGATGGTCATGTTTGGGTCGCCAAACCGCACCAGCTTAACTTCGCTACCTTTCTTGGCCAAAACCGCGCTTTTCTTAGGCTTGCCGGGTGTACGCTTTGGCTTGTTGTAGCCAGCAAAAGTCTCCCCTCTGTAGCTCAAGCGCCCAGAAGGAAGTCTTTTTACGTCTTTTGTCGTCGCCATAATTAGTCGTAGCTCTTAATAAGCTCCAAAATAATCATGTAAGAATCACCCGCCGTCGCTCCAACAGTAGTGAAATCCAAATCGCCCGTTTTCCCAGCCCCTGCATTGTTAGGGATGCCAGAAAAATTAGCATAGTCATGGTGGCCATTGGAATTTTCTGACAGGCCAATAGCCAGCACGTTAGCTGTGGCATCAAACTCAATCTTCACAGACATCCCCGTACACTGCCACCAAATCTTGTTGATCGTGACAGACGTGCAGGCTTGTCCTCGCGTATTTGTAGTCAATGTCGAAACATCGACCTTTTTGACGGCCGATTCGCCAGTGCCGTCAGACGCATTAGTAAACTTCAAAACGGCTTTTCTTTCGCCGTCTTGAATGGTTTGGGAGGTGACAGCATCAGCCATTTTTGGCCTCCATGTTATTAATAAGGTCGGTTCTGAATATAAATAATTTCAAAAGCGGCTGATATATCAAAAGTCACGCTGTTTGAGGAAGAAATCGCCCGCGCCTCAATATCTGTCTTTTCCGTGAATTTAACTGGGATAACAAGCGTGTTTTCGATGTGCATCCCCGTGGTGAGTGATTTCACATCCTTAATTTGAAATACCTCGCCAAACGGCCTTGCAACCAGCGACAACTTACATACTGCGGGCGTGTTTGATGTTGTTCCGTTAGAAACATCATACTGCATCAAATAGGCTGTATAGCCCGCCGGTACAGTCCACAGCGCCATCAGGGTCTGGTTTGAGCCGTCCCCATTGATAATTGCATAAATGTTTGCTGGTACGCCCGTGGTGACAGTGCCGGTGCCCGCATAGATGTTCCCTGCGTTTGCCTCTCCAGACCCCGCAGACCGGACAATCATCCGGTTTATCCGCAGAAAAGACTGCGTGGTGTTGACCGCTGTCTGCCCATTTAGGGTGACAGTCTCTGATATTTCGTTGTAATCGCCATCAAGTCCAAACAACTCAACGGTTCTGGCCCCCGTGCCCGCCGAAGCATCATCGGTGGAGCTACTGGAAACCTTCAACACAGTCGCCGCAGACAGGTATGAATACAGTCCACCCTGTGGCCAAATGGTTTCTAGGGAGTCCCCAACTGCCGCATTGTTACCAAACTTGTAAACAGACTCATGATAAGCAATCTGGCCACGCGCTATCTGTAGCTCAAATGGCTCACTGGTGCCAACCCGACTAATTGAGCTTACTTCGCGTGACATGGCTACAACCCGTAAAAGGGGGCAAAGCCCCCGTCAATTAAGAAAGGTTTCTGTTCTGAAGATACAGCACAGTAACTGTCGCGGCACCTGCGGTTGCGGCCGTTCCAGTCTGGTTATAAGTCACCGTCACATCCACGTCAGTTGTGCCAATGTCTATCAAGTTGCCGATTTGGCTTACATCAGAGGTAGCCAAAACCCTTGCTTGAGCGCCAGCCGCCAAGGCGTCTGCGTACTTGTCGGCAGTTGTCCCATCGCCAATATCCAGCGTGTTGGTGGTGCCCGCATCAAAGGCGGTAGTTACGTCTACGGCGATCTGATAAATCTGACTGTTAGCGGGTAGAGTTGCGACCACGGTTTCAGTGCCGTTAGCGCCAAAAACTACGTTTCCGCTCTGCGCCATAAGCACAAAGCCGACGTTGGCCTTATCGGTGCCGACTGTGGTGCCGGTGGTGTCTTTAATGGTTCCAGCCTTAATAGGACCAGAAAAAGTAGAAGTTCCCATGATGGTCTCCTGTCTTGGGTCAGTGTCAGCCTCGACATGAGGCTGTCAGGAGCCTTGATGGTAGCACAGATATTTTTTTTGTATCAAAAAAAAGGGGCCCGAAGGCCCCGATAGGAGTTATCCACGAAGAGGTGATTCAAGCCCCTTGTGACCCATAAATGCCTCTCCAGTCGGAGAAGCCAAATGAGTATCGCTCACGAGCCTTGTAACGGATGTTATCCGTTGAGAAATCAGGCTCCATTGAAGTTTCCATTGCAGTTCGCTGGAACATCTTCAGTCCTTCGCCCGCATCTGTGACCGAGGTCAGCAGGAAGAAAGCGTCAGGGTCAGTCAGGTAGTGGTTGACTGTGTAGCCCTGCGGCAGGACGCCAGTGTTGCGAATTGCGTTGATGTCGTTGTCTGCCGTACCCGGTCTCAGAGTTGAGTTCAGGATGCGGTCAGCAACGAAAACCAACTGCGGCGGTACAACCAGCTTGGTCGCTTGAACCGAAATGGTCAGGCCACGATCATCAGTGAAAGTGCTGATATCGATCAGCGCGTCTTCCAATGAAGTCTCGTTAAGGTCTGCCATTGTGGTCGCGCGGTTAGCCAGCGTGCCACCACCCGCGAGAGGGTGTGCAGTAGAGATCAACGGTTGTCCATCACCACCAGCAAAGCTGGAGTTGAAGGCGTTATTAAGCACGTCAGCACCCTTTACTTCCTTGGTGTTCGCCATGGATCGCGCAAGCGCTTTCACATAACGTCGACCAAGAGAGTCGTACAGGTTGTCCTCGACAGCTTCAGCGGTGAGGCTGAAGGCCAAAGCAATGGTGTCGTGCGTATAGCGGGCGGTAAAGCCTTCGGATGCGGTGTCAAAAGAAACGCCAGCACCTTCAGTCTTAGTCGGCGCAGTGCCGAAACCCGTGATCAAAACCTCTTCTTCAAAGGCGCGCTCGGAGTCTTCAATAGCGAAGATTTCCTCGTATTCCTTATCGTAAGAGTCATAACTCATACCAAACAGCGCATTGAGGCCGGG